TGGTCATACTTTCGATCTTGCTTCCTTATTGGATAGCACTAAGAGTTATAAAGACATTGTCAATGTTCTCCAAATGTGTAAATCACAAAAATTTCACGGTATTGATGATAACAAGGAGGGCTAAAACAATGTATTACAAATTTGGTGAGATAAAAAATAAAATTATCAGCTTTAACGGGTTTGAATTTAAAGTGTCTGCGATGAAAAAACATGACGGTATCAGTATACAAATCAAGGATATGAATAATATTCCACTTAAATCATTTCATGTTGTAGATTTAAGCGAACTATATTTTGCGACGGATGCAATGCGTGACGTTATAAACGAATGGATTGAAGAGAACACAGATGAACAGGACAGACTAATTAACTTAGTCATGAAATGGTAGGAGGATTTAATCAATGGCAATATTAGAAGATATTTTTGAAGAATTAAAACTATTAAATAACAATTTACGTGTGTTAACCACTGAACTATCAACAGTAGATTCATCAATTGTACAAGAGAAAGTTAAAGAAGCACCAATGCCAAAAGAAGAAACAGCTCAACTGGAATCAATTGAAGAAGTTAAGGAAACTTCTGCTGATTTAACTAAAGATTATGTTTTATCAGTAGGAAAAGAGTTCCTTAAAAAAGCAGATACTTCTGATAAGAAAGAATTTAGAAATAAACTTAACGAACTTGGTGCGGATAAGCTATCTACTATCAAAGAAGAGCATTATGAAAAAATTGTTGATTTTATGAATGCGAGAATAAATGCATGAAGCTAGATCACTCAAATAGAGCTCATGCAAAGCTTAGTGCAAGTGGAGCAAAACAATGGCTAAACTGCCCACCGAGTATTAAGGCAAGTGAAGGTATTGCAGATAAAAGTACAGTTTTTGCCGAAGAAGGTACATTCGCCCATGAGTTAAGTGAGTTATATTTCAGCCTTAAATATGAAGGCCTAACACAGTTTGAGTTTAATAAGGCTTTTCAAAATTATAAGAGAAATCAATATTACAGCGAAGAATTGCGTGAATATGTGGAAGAGTATGTAGCTAATGTAGAAGAAAAATATAACGAAGCTTTGAGTAGGGATAATGATGTAATAGCTTTATTTGAAACAAAATTAGATTTAGGTAAATACGTCCCTGAATCTTTTGGAACTGGTGATGTCATTATATTTTCAGGTGGTGTACTTGAAATTATTGACCTTAAATATGGTAAAGGCATTGAAGTTTCAGCTATAGATAATCCTCAACTTAGATTATATGGCTTGGGCGCATATGAACTGCTTAGTTTAATGTATGACATTCATACAATTCGCATGACTATCATACAACCTCGAATAGATAACTTTTCTACTGAAGAGTTACCAATATCAAGATTACTTCAATGGGGAGCCGATTTTGTTAAACCATTAGCCAGACTTGCTTATAACGGTGGAGGAGAGTTTAAAGCAGGTAGTCATTGTAGATTCTGTAAGATAAATCATTCATGTAGAACACGTGCAGAATACATGCAAAATGTGCCTCAAAAGCCACCACATTTGTTAAGTGATGAAGAGATTGCAGAACTTTTATATAAACTGCCTGATATCAAAAAATGGGCTGATGAAGTAGAACAATATGCACTAAATCAAGCGAAAGAAAATGATAAAAACTATCCTGGTTGGAAGCTTGTAGAAGGTCGTTCACGAAGAATGATAACTGATACAAAAGCAATGCTTGAAAAGTTAGTTGAAGCGGGTTATAAACCTGAAGATATTACAGAAACCAAGTTACTTAGCATTACGAATTTAGAAAAATTAATTGGTAAAAAAGCATTTTCTAAAATTACAGAGGGTTTTATAGAAAAGCCGCAAGGTAAATTAACACTTGCTACCGAGTCGGATAAACGACCAGCTATAAAGCAATCTGCTGAAGATGATTTTGACAAACTATAAAAATTTAAAAGGACGGTATATAAACATGAAAGCAAAAGTATTAAATAAAACTAAAGTGATTACAGGAAAAGTAAGAGCATCATATGCACATATTTTTGAACCTCACAGTATGCAAGAAGGGCAAGAATCAAAGTATTCAATCAGTTTAATCATTCCTAAATCAGATACAAGTACGATAAAAGCCATTGAACAAGCTATAGAAGCTGCTAAAGAAGAAGGAAAAGTTAGTAAGTTTGGAGGCAAAGTTCCTGCAAATCTGAAACTTCCATTACGTGATGGAGATACTGAAAGAGAAGATGATGTCAATTATCAAGACGCTTATTTTATTAACGCATCAAGCAAACAAGCACCTGGTATTATTGACCAAAACAAAATTAGATTAACGGATTCTGGAACTGTTGTAAGTGGTGATTATATTAGAGCTTCAATTAATCTATTTCCTTTCAACACAAATGGTAATAAGGGTATCGCAGTTGGATTGAACAACATTCAACTTGTAGAAAAAGGCGAACCTCTTGGCGGTGCAAGTGCAGCAGAAGATGATTTCGATGAATTAGACACTGATGATGAGGATTTCTTATAAGTCAATAGGTGGGGTTTTAGCCCCACTTTAATTTTAAAGAAATTGAGGTGTCAAGAATTTGAGATTTATGAATATAGATATTGAAACATATAGCAGTAATGATATTTCGAAATGTGGTGCCTATAAATACACAGAAGCTGAAGATTTCGAAATTTTAATTATAGCTTATTCAATAGATGGTGGAGCGATTAGTGCGATTGACATGACTAAAGTAGATAATGAGCCTTTCCACGCTGATTTTGAGACGTTTAAAATTGCTCTTTTTGATCCTGCTGTAAAAAAGTATGCATTCAATGCTAATTTCGAAAGAACTTGTCTTGCTAAACATTTTAATAAACAGATGCCACCTGAAGAATGGATTTGCACAATGGTTAATTCAATGCGTATTGGCTTACCTGCTTCGCTTGATAAAGTTGGAGAAGTTTTAAGACTACAAAACCAAAAAGATAAAGCAGGTAAAAATTTAATTCGTTATTTCTCTATACCTTGTAAACCAACAAAAGTTAATGGAGGAAGAACAAGAAACTTGCCTGAACATGATCTTGAAAAATGGCAACAATTTATAGATTACTGTATTCGAGATGTAGAAGTAGAAATGACGATTGCTCATAAAATTAAAGACTTTCCAGTAACTGCAATTGAACAAGCATATTGGGTTTTTGACCAACATATAAACGACAGAGGTATTAAGCTTTCTAAATCATTGATGTTAGGAGCTAATGTGCTCGATAAGCAGAGTAAAGAAGAATTGCTTAATCAAGCTAAACATATAACAGGTTTAGAAAATCCTAATAGTCCTACACAATTATTGGCTTGGTTAAAGGATGACCAAGGATTAGATATACCTAATTTACAAAAGAAAACGGTTCAGGAGTACTTAAAAGAAGCAACAGGAAAAGCTAAAAAAATGCTAGAAATTAGATTGCAAATGTCTAAAACCAGTGTGAAAAAATACAACAAAATGCATGACATGATGTGCAGTGATGAACGGGTAAGAGGTCTGTTTCAATTTTACGGTGCCGGTACTGGAAGATGGGCAGGTAGAGGTGTACAACTTCAGAATTTAACAAAGCATTATATTTCAGATACTGAATTAGAAATAGCAAGAGATCTTATTAAAGAACAACGTTTTGACGATTTAGATTTATTACTCAATGTTCATCCTCAAGACTTATTAAGTCAATTAGTTAGGACGACATTTACTGCTGAAGAAGGTAATGAACTAGCAGTAAGTGATTTTTCTGCAATAGAGGCAAGAGTCATAGCATGGTATGCAAAAGAACAATGGCGTTTAGATGTGTTCAACACACACGGAAAGATATATGAAGCATCGGCTTCTCAAATGTTTAATGTCCCGGTAGAAAGCATAACTAAAGGCGACCCTCTCAGACAAAAGGGAAAAGTGTCCGAATTAGCTTTAGGTTATCAAGGTGGCGCTGGAGCTTTAAAAGCGATGGGTGCATTGGAAATGGGCATTGAAGAAAATGAATTACAAGGTTTAGTTGATAGTTGGCGTAACGCAAATCCTAACATAGTTAATTTTTGGAAGGCTTGCCAAGAGGCTGCAATTAATACTGTGAAATCCCGAAAGACGCATCATACGCATGGACTTAGATTTTATATGAAAAAAGGTTTTCTAATGATTGAACTGCCTAGTGGAAGAGCTTTAGCTTATCCAAAAGCTTCAGTTGGTGAAAATAGTTGGGGTAGTCAAGTTGTTGAATTTATGGGCTTAGATCTTAACCGTAAATGGTCAAAGTTAAAAACGTATGGTGGGAAGTTAGTCGAGAATATTGTTCAAGCAACTGCAAGGGATTTACTTGCGATTTCTATAGCTAGGCTTGAAGCATCAGGTTTTAAAATAGTTGGACATGTCCATGATGAAGTAATTGTAGAAATACCTAGAGGTTCAAATGGACTTAAGGAAATCGAAACTATCATGAATAAGCCTGTCGATTGGGCAAAAGGATTGAATTTGAATAGTGACGGATTTACTTCTCCGTTTTATATGAAGGATTAGGAGTGTGATTGAATGCAACATCAAGCTTATATCAATGCTTCTGTTGACATTAGAATTCCTACAGAAGTCGAAAGTGTTAATTACAATCAGATTGATAAAGAAAAAGAGAATTTGGCGGACTATTTATTTAATAATCCAGGTGAACTATTAAAATATAACGTTATAAATATCAAGGTTTTAGATTTAGAGGTGGAATGATGGCTAGAAGAAAAGTTATAAGAGTGCGTATCAAAGGAAAACTAATGACATTGAGAGAAGTTTCAGAAAAATATCATATATCTCCAGAACTTCTTAGATACAGATACAAACATAAAATGCGCGGCGATGAATTATTGTGTGGAAGAAAAGACTCAAAATCTAAAGATGAAGTTGAATATATGAAGAGTCAAATAAAAGATGAAGAAAAAGAGAGAGAAAAAATCAGAAAAAAAGCGATTTTGAACCTATACCAACGAAATGTGAGAGCGGAATATGAAGAAGAAAGAAAGAGAAGATTGAGACCATGGCTTTATGATGGAACGCCTCAAAAACATTCACGTGATCCGTACTGGTTCGATGTCACTTATAACCAAATGTTCAAGAAATGGAGTGAAGCATAATGAGCATAATCAGTAACAGAAAAGTAGATATGAACAAAACGCAAGACAACGTTAAGCAACCTGCGCATTACACATACGGCGACATTGAAATTATAGATTTTATTGAACAAGTTACGGCACAGTACCCACCACAATTAGCATTCGCAATAGGTAATGCAATTAAATACTTGTCTAGAGCACCGTTAAAGAATGGTCATGAGGATTTAGCAAAGGCGAAGTTTTACGTCGATAGAGTATTTGACTTGTGGGAGTGATGACCATGACAGATAGCGGACGTAAAGAATACTTAAAACATTTTTTCGGCTCTAAGAGATATCTGTATCAGGATAACGAGCGAGTGGCACATATCCATGTAGTAAATGACACTTATTACTTTCATGGGCATATCGTACCAGGTTGGCAAGGCGTGAAAAAGACATTTGATACAGCCGAAGAGCTTGAAACATATATAAAGCAACATGATTTGGAATATGAGGAACAGAAGCAACTAACTTTATTTTAAAAGGGCGGAAACAATGAAAATCAAAATTGAAAAAGAAATGAATTTACCTGAACTTATCCAATGGGCTTGGGATAACCCCAAGTTATCAGGTAATAAAAGATTCTATTCAAATGATGTTGAGCGCAACTGTTTTGTGACTTTTCATGTTGATAGCATCTTATGTAATGTGACTGGATATGTATCAATTAACGATAAATTTACTGTTCAAGAGGAGATATAACAATGAAAATCAAAGTTAAAAAAGAAATGAGATTAGATGAATTAATTAAATGGGCGCGAGAAAATCCGGATCTATCACAAGGAAAAATATTTTTTTCAACAGGATTTAGTGATGGATTCGTTCGTTTTCATCCAAATACAAATAAGTGTTCGACGTCAAGTTTTATTCCAATTGATATCCCCTTCATAGTTGATATTGAAAAAGAAGTAACGGAAGAGACTAAGTTTGATAGGTTGTTAGAGGTATATGAGATTCAAGAAGGAGTCTATAAATCCGCATTACACAAAGGTATCAGTTTGAACGAACGTTTTGAAGACGACAATATTTTTCCTACTAAAGCATTCTATATCTTAAACGATGACATGACGATGACATTGATTTGGAAAGATGGGGAGTTGGTAGAATGATGTTGAAATTTAAAGCTTGGGATAAAGATAAAAAAGTTATGAGTATTATTGACGAAATCGATTTTAATAGTGGGTACATTTTGATTTCAACAGGTTATAAAAGTTTCAATGAAGTAAAACTATTACAATACACAGGATTTAAAGATGTGCACGGTGTGGAGATTTATGAAGGGGATATTGTTCAAGATTGTTATTCGAGAGAAGTAAGTTTTATCGAGTTTAAAGAAGGAGCCTTTTATATAACTTTTAGCAATGTAACTGAATTACTAAGTGAAAATGACGATATTATTGAAATTGTTGGAAATATTTTTGAAAATGAGATGCTATTGGAGGTTATGAGATGACGTTCACCTTATCAGATGAACAATATAAAAATCTTTGTACTAACTTTAACAAGTTATTAGATAAACTTCACAAAGCATTAAAAGATCGTGAAGAGTACAAGAAGCAACGTGATGAGCTTATTGGAGATATAGCTAAGTTAAGAGAGCGCAACAAAGATCTGGAGAAGAAAGCGAGCGCATGGGATAGGTATTGCAAGAGTGTTGAAAAAGATTTAATAAACGAATTCGGCAACGATGATGAAAGAGTTAAATTTGGAATGAAATTAAACAATAAAATTTTTATGGAGGATGACACTAATGAATAACCGCGAACAAATCGAACAATCAGTTATCAGCGCTAGTGCATATAACGGTAATGACACAGAGGGATTGCTAAAAGAGATTGAGGACGTGTATAAGAAAGCGCAAGCGTTTGATGAAATACTTGAGGGTTTACCTAATGCTATGCAAGATGCACTCAAAGAAGATATTTATCTTGATGAAGCAGTAGGGATTATGACGAGTCAAGTGGTCTATAAATATGAGGAGGCGCAGGAAAATGACTAACACATTACAAGTGAAACTATTATCAAAAGACGCTAGAATGCCCGAACGAAATCATAAGACGGATGCAGGTTATGACATATTCTCAGCTGAAACCGTCGTACTCGAGCCACAAGAAAAGGCAGTGATTAAAACAGATGTAGCTGTGAGTATACCAGAGGGCTATGTCGGACTATTAACTAGTCGTAGTGGTGTAAGTAGTAAAACGTATTTAGTGATTGAAACAGGCAAGATAGACGCGGGATATCATGGCAATTTAGGGATTAATATCAAGAATGATATGGAGCATGACGGCATAACATCATTATACGAAGATTTAGACGA